TTGGCCTTGTTCGGCTTCCTCTGAATCACCCATTAGCCCCATTAACGCTGAAGCGGCTTGGTTTACATCTAGGCTTTCACTCCCTTGTGGGTTGGTGTTTTCCATTTGTCATCTCAAAAATCGCCAGACACCTTCTGGACGGAGGCTAGGGTAAACCCTAGAGAATCTTCCACTTCTTCTCTCTAATCACAGTTTCCGAGGCTAAACCTTCTAGGTGTCCTGTAATTAGTTCTAATGTCTTTATGTGCCTGTAAGCGTCTTCACGCCTATCAGATTCTTCTGCACTTGTGTTAATTATTACACTAATCTGCTCTTTTTTCAAATTATCTATTACATCTTTGAAAAAGTCATCATTTAGTAAGTTTTTAGCCCATTGTGCGAGCAGGTGCTTGTCCATATTGGTTTTGTATTCCAGAAATAATGTCATTGATACTCAGGCTACTTGCAGGAGGCATACCTTGCTTGCTACCCAAGATTCCCATCAAATCGTTGTAACTCAGGTTTGATGGCTGTGAGTATTGCACAGGTTCTGGCACTTTTCCATAAGTAGGACTTAGGAACTTCTCCCATTGAGTGCCAATCAACAGATTACGATTGCCAAAATCAATTGGAGGCAATTGTGTGGCTGGCGCAACACTAGGTCTTGGAGGAGTTGCCCAACTTTCTGGAACAGGAACAATTGGGTACTGAGTAGCACCACTACTACCAGACATTGCACTACCTGCACCAAGCAGACCAGCAGCAGTTAAACCAAGTTGAGCAGCCCTAATTGGGTCAATAGTAGTTGTTTTTTCAGCAGTTACTGGTGTTACTTCCAATGGCACACTTGGCTGAATCAATGGGATTGTTGCAGCAGTAACAGCATCTGTAATGCTTGATGGTTTTTGAGCAGTAATGGTCTGTGTTGGGACACTTGTTGGAGTAGTTACAGGTGTTGTAGCCACAATAGCGTTAACAATGTCTTGAGTTGTTATGGGCTTTTGCGCTGTGATAGTTTGTGTAGGGACTGTAGAAGTTGTTACAGCAGTAGTTGTAGGCAATGTCGCTGTAATAGCGTTTACCACTTCTTGTGTCGTTACTGGCTTATTGCTAGTTATGACTTGTTCAGCAACAGTTTTAGCTTGAGTAGGTGTAACTGTAGGAAGCGTTGCAGTAATAGCATTAACTACTTCTTGAACAGTAGCAGGTTTCTGTGCAGTAATTGTTTGTTGTGCTACTGGTTGTGCTGCTTGTTGTGTAACAGTTGTTGGAACAGTTGCAGTAATCGCATTTACTACATCTTGCGTAGTTACTGGTTTTTGAGAAGTAATCGTTTGAGTAGGAGTAGATGGTACGCTTGCAGTTACAGCATTTACTATATCTTGCGTAGTAGCAGGTCTGTTAGATGTAATTGTCTGCTCTGCTACTGTTGGCAAAGTAGTTTGTGTTCCTACATTAGCAGCAATCTGGCTGTTAACCAAATCAATTACAGCTTGGTCAGTCATCTGCGATTTAGGCGCATTAACATTAACTGTTGGAGTAGCAGAAGCAATAGTGCTTAATACGTTGCTCAATGATGGAGTAGTAGGCGCAGTAACATTAACTGCACCACCATCTGTTACTGGAGTAGATACAGCAGTTGGAGTAAATATCTCAGAACCACCTGCATTGTTAATAAAATCATTTATCTGAGCATTAGTCAGACCTGCTCGTTTTGCATCATTAATGAAGTTTGTTTCTGTAGCATCTGCAATTTGCTCTGGAGTCATGTTGTTAAAGTCAACAGGAACATCCATAGAAGAAATGTAATTATTCAGTTCACGCCCTAAATAACCACCAGCACCACCAAGCAAAGCAGCACGAGCAATATCCTCTGCACTACCACCAGTTACTGCTTGCGTACCTGCACCAATGGTTGCGCCTGTAGCACCAGCCAATGTAGAGCCAGTAAGACTTGGGAATGTTGTTGTTAGCAGATTTTGGATAAATGGCAGACCAACAGTAGATGCAGCCAAACCAATAACAGGGGCTGCTGCTCTCAATAAGCCTTGGTCACCACCACCTGCAAAAGTACCAGAGTCAATTACTTCACCAGTCTTAGGATTGAATGTTTCCCAATTAGCTTTATTGTTTGGGTCAACTCGTGTTTCATAAACTACTTGAGGAACACCAGCAATTTGTTCTTCAATGTTATCGCCTTCGATAACAGTACCACGAGCAGTAGGAACAGCCCTCACTAATGACTGAGCAGCCGCAGGACTAGCCGCAGCCTGAGTAATCACAGGAGGAGTTGTCGCTACAGTATTTGTCTTCTGAACTTCTGCAATTGCTTGCGGAGTGCTAGATGGCACTTCATTCTTAAACTGCGACAGAGCATCAATAACAGATTGGTTATAAATTGCTGTGCCTTCAGCATTTGTATGCAAAGCGTCTACTAACAATTTCTTGTTTTGCAGAATCTCACCTTGTGTACCAACTAGAGCAACATTAGAGTTAGCCTTGGCTACATCATTGAAAATCTGGTCAACTTCTGGATTAAAGTTGTTAGTAATTACATCTTCAACAGATTTGGCATAAGGTGAACCAGTCAAGACAACATTAACACCTTGGTCACCCAAAGTCTTAACGATCTGGTTTAGGTTATCTTTAACAACACCTTTATCCACACCAGTAATGAAGTCAACACCACCTGCTTGCAAGTAAACAGTAGCATTAGGGTCAAACTGACCACCACCTGCCAAGAATGTATTGAGTTGGTTAAGAGTGTCAGCAGTAGTAGAGCCACCTACAGCGTAATTAGCTGTTTGCTGACCAGTAGCCTCAGTTAAAGCGTTTTGCAATGCTGTGTTGGTACTGTTCCAACTAGCACCTGCCATGATGTTGCCACCAAGAATACCGCCTGACTTACCACTAGTTGCAGCAGCTACATCCTCACCAGAAATACCATACTGAGCCATAGCTGCTTGTGTTGCAGCAGCATCAGGACTAGACGCTAAGAATGTACGAATGTCGTTGTAAAGGTCATCAGCAGTACCACCATTGTTTAACCGCCAAGCAAGTGCATCAGAAATAGCCATGATTAACCTTTGATTTCTACATTAGATGTAATGCCAGCACCAATTTTCATTGCTTTCAATTGGGCTTCTGCTTCAAACTCTTGTTGCTTCATTGCAAAGTAAGCCTGTTGTTTCTCACGCTCTAATTGCAACTTAGCCAATTCTTTCTCACGCATCATCTGCATTTCAGCAGCAGCCTTTTGTTGAGCCATTTGCATATCAATCTGCATCTGCTGTTGCTTCAACTGAATGTCAGCTTGTGCCTTGGCTTGATTAGATTGAATCTCAGCTTGAGTACGAGCCATGATTGCTTGCACTTCTGGAGGCACTTGTTGCTCTTGTGGAGGAGGATTCGAGAGCATCTGGTCTTGCTCTGGTGTGATTGGCTTGTAGAACTCTGAAGAATCCTTGAAGCCAGCAATCTCAACCATGCGTCCCAATGTAGAACGATACTGAGCAGGAGAAACGTAAGGATTGGCAGGGCCATACTGAGCAATCAACTGCTCTTGTTTGGCCAGAACCATTGACAACATAGCCATCTGCTCTTGTCTGTTACCAGCACCCAAACCAACATTGATAGACACATCATATTGGTTAGCCCATGTGCGAGGGTCAAACTCTACGAATTCGCCACGCATACGAACCATACGAGCCTTGTCTTGGTACTTGCACAACAAATGCAAGATGCCTTGGAACAAAGACTTAACGCCTGTCTCAGCAAAGATACGAGCCATTAGTTCAATCTTACCTGCGCCAGCTTGTTGCATCGAGGCTACAGCAGCAGCAGTTACATTCTGCAAGATAGCAGGGTCTAAGCCTTGTGAGGCATCAGATACGCCTGTACGCTTAGATTGGACTGTATCCAAGTACTGAAGCATTGGAAAAGCAGCTTGAGCAACGTTCTGCACAACCAACTGTTGAACAGCCCCTTGTGACTTGGCACGAATAACACCACCAGCAGTAGATGTAAGCAAATCATCAAGGTTTACTTGACCTTCAACAGCAACCACTCGTGCATTGTTTGTCAGATATAAATTGTCCAACATCTGACGAGTGATAGTAGTCTTAATCAATTGCAGATCAGTAGTTCGATCAGCAAGTGAGTTACCAAAGAATTTGTGTGGAATTGGGATAGGGCAGATTGAGTGGAAAGGAACATAGTCCACTTCCTCAATTGCTTCCTTGCCATCTTCATCTTGAAGAATCTCGTTTGAAGCGTAGAAGACTTGAGTCAGAGTAGCAATACCTTTGCCATTCATGTCAGTCTTTACATAGCACTCAAACACCTCAATCTCTTGCATTGAAGGGTCATCAGTCTGGACTTGGTAAGGTTGCTCACCTGCTGAATAACGAGCCACACGCTCTGGTGTGTAAGCCAAAGCATCGTCCATTTGCAAGGATTCAACTTGCTTTTTGTTAAAACCCATAGCAATCAGATCACTACGAGTCAACATTTGACGATGAGCAACGAATGGGCTGTCAGCAATAGTACGAGCCTTCTTGCTAATCAAAAACTCCTCTGGAGGAACATTCTCAATCGTGACTTTGCCTGACTTCTTACGCTTTTGGACTACGACATTGTGCGTAGAACCCATGACTTGAATACCAGTTGGGTCAAAGACTGGCTGACCCATTGGGTCAAAGATTGGGAATTCTGTCGTATCTTGCTCGACAATCTCCATCGTCTCATCACTCATCAGCATAGCCAATTCGTCATCAGACAGATCAAAGTAACGCTCTTTTGTTAGGTCTTCTTTGTCTTCCCAATAAGCCTTAACAATGCCATTCTTCTGCATCAAGGCATCTTTGAACCAATCATGCAGAATGGCTACGCCTTCGTTATCCTTAGTGAAAACCCAATTGCAGTAATCTGTAGCTTGCTTGGCGGAGGCTTCGTCTTGTGGGCCTTGTGGCTCAAAGACTACGATATTGTCTGAGCCTGTAAAGATACGAACTAAGCTAGGAAGTGCGCCATCAATGGCTTCTGCTACTTCTCCAGTAACGATCTGGCTCTTGCCTTCAACCTCATTATTGTAAGGTTGACGTAAGTAAGCCTGAAGTGCCTGCTTTCTCTGTTCAACAGTTTCGCTCTCAACATAACCAATGGCATCATCAATTTCAGCCTGAAGAATTGATTTCAATTCATTTTGAATCATAAAGCATTAACCCACTCATATGGTTTAGTAAAAGTCATGGTGTTGCGCTTGCGTACATTTAAGGCTTCAGGAATGACTTGGATATTTGAGGCACAATGAAATCCAGACGCAGTTTTAGATTGCAATGGAATCATGTGATCTATGTGCCATTTTACATTAGTTACAGCACTTCTGTGTCGGGAAAGTAATGCTGCCTCGTGCATTACAAATGCGTCAAACTCTCCGTACCATTTAGGAGTAGCGTTTATTCGTGACGCTCTACGCTTGTGGAAATCAGCTAAAACCTTCTCAGGATTGTCTTTTTTCCACTTGTTAAGCCTTGCTCGTTGCTCAACTCTATTCTTATCTTGCCATTTTCTTTTATATTCAGCCATCTTTTCGGGATGCGCTTCTCGCCATGCTTTGCTTTTATCTTTGTTGGCAACATCCCAATTATTTTTTAATTGCTTAGTAAACTCAAGGCAAGCGTCACAAAGACAGTCGCCATTAAGCCTACGATCAGCAATGCCACCACGCTTGCATGGCTTACCAGTAAAGTAAGTCTTAAGCCCCAAGGCTTGTGCTTGCTTCCTGTTTGATGGCTTGGTCATTACGCTCCTTTGGCGGTCTTCCCATTCTAGGCTTCTCGGATTTTAACTCCTTGATAGCATTTTCTAACATTTCTATCCGCATTTCAAGTTCTTTTACTTTTGGGGCTAAATTTACCCCTTGTGGCATTAAATACATTAGACAATCCATTTCGGTGCTTGGTTAATCGGTTTAGACCATGTACTGTGACCTTCATCAAGTCCAAGGGCTAAGTATCTAAATGAGTCAGAACCATGAGAAGACCAATCATGTAGTGGTCTTTCATAGAAAATCTTACGCTTCTCATCGTAGTCTCTGCGATAGTTTCTTAGGCAGTTCAGCCCTATTTGCACCTTTGGCACATTAAACCAACACCTTGGCAAGAGTCGCCTTACAGCCTGAATACCATCATCTAGCCCCATTCTGGGTGCAATCTTGATCTCAAGTCCTGCTTCCTCAAGCATCTCTAGTCGGCTCTTTCCAGAACCTAACTCTCTTACCCTAACGTCATGTGGCAGAATATGCTCTGCTTTGGTATAGTCGTTATCCTTAATCCACTTCACATAGTGGTCTAGTCCTACTCCGTGATTCTCGTAGTAGTCTAGTAATCTGACCTCAGAGCCTACTAACTGAGCAACCCAAATAGAAGTAGAGTCACCCATTCCCAAGTCCCAAGCAGTAAAGGTACGGCTTAGTTCCTCTCTGGGAATCTCCTGCATATGCTTCTTGTCTTCCAGTTCGTTCAGGATTTGCCCATAGTACGAACCTTCTACAGCAGCATCAAAGCTACATTCAAACTCTTGTCGGTACTTATCCTCACCCATCTCATTACGAGCAGCCTTCAGTTCTGTATCGTCCACCACCCCTGTCTCAGAGGCTTTGAACTCTAGCAAACCCCATCCATCCTCAGTTTCTGCCCTATCACGCAGTTCTTTGAAGTGGTTGTGTCCTTTGGGTGTGCCAATGAACATACACCAACCTTTTCTGTCAGCTAGTGCAGGGCGGATAATGTCTGTCCATATCTTAGGATTCTGGTCACCAATCTCGTCTAGGATAACTCCATCGAACCATTGACCACGCAAAGAATCTGGGTTATCAGAGCCGTAAAGTTGAATCCTTCTTGTCCCAAAGAAATCAACTCTCAATTCAGATATGTTACTTACAGCGTCTAACGGCTCTACATATTTGACCAAATAGTCCCACGCTACACGCTTTGCTTGACCATAAGTAGGCGCAATATAAGCATATCGAGCCATTTCATGCTGATTGTTTACAGCCTCTCTAATCAAGTGATTTAAAGCAGAAACTGTCTTTCCAAACCTTCGGTGTGCAACCACAACCCCAAAACGCTTGTTCTCAAGCATTTCATGGATTTTTAATTGATGAGGTCTTGGTGTGTAATCAATCTGGACTTCTACTTCTTCCATGTGACTACCATTTTCATAGGTTTATCACTATCACTTCCAACTTCAACAGCAGAAAGTCTTGGGTGAATATATGGCGCAGCATCTTTGGCAACTCTTACAGCAGCTTCTTTGTCGCCACTTTGGTAGAAGTCAATCATTGATTCAATCATCACCTCTAATGGGGTTAAACCCATCTCAGCGCATTTTTCTGCGATTTCTCTAGTCTTAGTCGTAACGCTACCTACTTTGCGTCCTGCGCCAGCCCTAGCACCACCACGAGATGATTTTGTTTGATTATTTTCAATTGTCATTTGTATGACCCCTTATGTATCTAGCAATTGCCTCAAATACTTCTGGATTGTCGCAATCTGACTTTAGCCTATTTGCTTTCCACGATATTACACGAACATTACCTTTGATGTAACCTTTTGTATTAACCACTTTATCAAGTGTTGGAGTTGCGTCACTCTTATGCCCATTGCCTTTAGATGATAGTTTTATACCAAGGACGCAACACTCATCAGGTATAGCGCAATCATCAACATCAATATTGAATGGTAGATTTGCTCTTTTGGCTCTGTTCTTAGCCTCTATCCAGATTGTTCTAGCTGGATTTTTATAGTATCTGACCTTACGCCACTCAACCCATGTAGGCTCTTGGCTATAAGATTTCATGCAAGGCTTACAGTAGCTTCCTCTGCCAGTAAGCGATGCTTTGTTTAAATAGAATTCAGATGGGTCTTTGTAAGACTTACATTTTGAACAATGATGTAACTCTTTCCCATCTTTAACAACTACACGCTGTTGTCTTTCCATTCACATTCCTTTCGGTTTGTGAATATTTTATCATAATATTCTAAAAATATTACTTATTTCATCCTGCCCATCTTTTTAGCAGCTTCTGACATAGCAATGGCAATCGCTTGGTCACGGCTCTTTACAACCTTATCACCTTTGCCAGAATGGAGAGTACCTTCTTTGTACTCACCCATTACCTTGCCAACTTTCTTCTGACCAGCTTTTGTCATTTTCATTTTTTAGGCTTCTTTGCTTTGTTCTTTGCAG